CGTATCAATGCTTAAATTAGCAGATGGATCATCTGTTGAGGTAAAGCCACAATATGCTGCAAAAATTCCTGTATCTAAACAAGGTGAAGCTTATACTTGGCTTCGTGATAACGGATATGGGGATATTATTAAAAATAATGTAACTGTTACTTTTGGAAAGTCTGAGGACAATGCCGCTCGGAGTGTCTTTCACGATCTTAAAGAAGCAGGACATAATGTAGTTCAAAAGGAAAAAGTAGAACCTATGACACTAAAAGCATTTGTTAAAGAGCAAATACAGAATGGTCATAATATTCCTATGGATCTTTTTGGAGTATATGTTGCTAACAAGACTAATATAAAAGGAGAAAAATAATTATGAACCAAGTCGCAACGAAAAAAGAAAACGCAGTACAATCTGTATCTGCTCTTGAAGAATTTGCAGGACAAGGTGCTGAAAATATCACAGCTCGTGATACTAAGCTTCCTATTCTTAAAATTCTTTATTCTAACTCACCAGTGCTTGATGAAAGTGATGGTAAATTTAACGAAAAAGCAAGACAAGGTGATATCTATAATGAAATCACAGGGTCCTTATATAAAGGTAAAGATGGAGTAATTGTTGTTCCGTGTTTATATATAAATACTTTCAATGAGTGGAAAGATAGGGGTGATTCTCCGGGACGTCCTATTGCCATACATACTGATCCATCTATTTTAAGACAAACGTCACGAGGTGATGATGGCAAAGATAGATTAGAAAATGGTAATTACATCGAAGACACAGGTAATCATTTTGTTTATATATTGAACAAAGATTATGAGCCTGTTGAAAGTGCTTTAATTACTATGAAATCTACGCAAAAGAAAAAATCTAAACTATGGAATTCTATGATTCAATCAAGAAGAATGAAAGGTAAAAATGGTTTTTTCTGTCCACCTTCTTGGGCAACAGCTTACAAACTAACTACGACAAAAGAGTCTAATTCACAAAACTCTTGGTATGGTTGGGTATGTGAGTTTGATAAAATTATAGCTGACTATGAAAAAACTTTACAAGTTACAAAAGATTTTTACGAAGGCGCTAAGTCATCTGAAATCTTTGGTAAAGTTGATTTCGGTCAAGAAAATGCTATGAACGAAACAAAGCCTAAAGAAAGTGGAGACGTACCCTTCTAATGGAAGAAAAACTATTTTCACTTTTTAAAGGTGACAACACTCGTTATCTCAAGTCCTCTCTTACGGGAGAGGACGATGAGAGGGGCAAGAAGTCTGCTGAATATATCACGATACACGAACCAGTGACCAGCGCCATATGGAAACAACACCTTGAAGGCAAGCTCAGAGTTGGATTAAAACCTGAGATTGATGGTCAATGTAAGTGGGGTTGTATTGATGTAGATCCAAATAATTATAAAGATTATTCAGAAAAAAAGTATGTAGAAATTATTAAAAAATATAAATTACCTTTCGTGCCAGTAAAATCAAAGTCTGGTGGACTACACATATTTGTATTTTTTAGTGATTTCGCTGAAGTTGATAAGGTAGTAAAAAAACTTGGTGAAATAAATCAACAATATTTTTTGGCTCAAGAAATATTTCCGTGTAATAAAGCAGTAAATATGCCTTATCATAATGTAAATGCATCAATGGAATTTGCTTTTGACGATAATAATACACCAGTTATGGTTGGTAGATTTATTGAACTGGCTATGGAAAAAATGTTAGCTCCGCAGGACTTTTATGGTTTGAAGGTCAGGGAATATGAAGCTGAGTCACAATGGAGCAGCTATCCACCCTGTGTGCAAAAACTAATACAAGAGGGTTGGAGTGGGTCTAACCGCAATAATTTTTTGTTTAATGTTTTAGTATTGGAATCCAAAAAAGATTCATCTTTATCAGTACAACAGCTTGAACAAATAGCTATTGCTCGAAATACACAAA